TTTAAATGGCTTATGAAACGTGATTGGGGTAAAAAATTACTCTTTATTTTCTTCGGACGCAAAAAAGATAAAAGAAATAGCTGGCCTAGCTGGGTAACAAAAACAGATGAAGAGCGTATTCAAAATATGCCTTGGATTCTTGAAAATAAAGAACCTTGGATTGCCACTGAAAAAATTGATGGTACTAGCACAACATTCACATTAAAACGCGGTAAATGGCCGCATAAAGATGAATTTTACGTCTGCTCTAGAAATGTCTGTTTTGATAAACCTGATAAAACTTGTTTTTATGAAACTAATGTTTATCAAGAAATGGCAGAAAAATATGATATTTTTAATAAAATGAAAAATATGTTAGATAACCTGTTTTCTGACTGTGAATGGATAACTATTCAAGGTGAAACATATGGGCCTGGAATTCAGAAAAGGGATTACCATGTACCAGAACACGCTTTTATGGCTTTCAATTTTATTACATCTAAAGATGGTCGCTGGGGAACTAAAGAAATGGTTTATTTACTTCAGACTCATAATGGAATCCCATGCGTTCCTATTGTAGATGATAATTTTATTCTTCCAGACACAGTTGAAGAACTTCTTAATTATGCGACCGCAGAATCTGTTTGTGACCATGATTTAAGAGAAGGTATTGTATTCCGTTCAAAAGATGGAAGTAAATCATTCAAAGCAGTATCTAATGAATTTCTTTTAAAGTATCATCAATAATTTTTACAAATGGAGAATAAAAATTCTCCATTTGTTTTTTTTATAAATTTTTGTTATAATATTATTATAATAAAAAGGAGAAAAATTATGAAATTAAAAAATTGGATAAAACAAGTAGATAGTTTAAATAAAGTCATAATTTGGGGATTTGATGATAAAACACCTCTATTTGAAGGATGGATAAATGAAATCCCCTGGACTATTGTTGATTATAAAATTGGTAGAATGAATACAGAAGATACAGATGAACCTATTTATATTAGCATATATACGAATGAACACAAAGCAACTATACCCTTGATTGTCATTAATGTCATTGAGAAAGAATAAAAGGAGGTTTATCATTTTGAAGCTTGAAATTTCTAATATGTATTGTACCTGTTGTCAAAAGAAAGGAATCCCTATCCCTAGGAGCCGTAGGTCTAAAGAGCCTGGACATTTAAAAAAGTTGTATTGTATTTATTGCGGAACTGAAAAAAATCATGTTGAAATTCGTCCATTTTGTAGTGATTATAACTATGAAGATTTTCAGCTTGAAATAAAATATCATAACTTTGATGATGAAGGCAATAGAAAAGAAAAGTACAGAATTTTTAGAGGAAATTTAAAGAAAGAAGGTATTATATAATGGCAGATTTATATTTAATGTGCGGCGTCCCTGGATGCGGAAAATCAACTTTTCTTAAAAATAAAATCAATAAAGATAATTCAATAGTTGTTTCTCGTGATGAAATCAGATTTTCACTTTTAAAACCTTATGAGCAGTATTTTGCTCATGAAAAGGAAGTTCTTGAAATTCTTTGGATGCGAATTAATGAAGGTTTAGCAAATGGTAAAGATGTGTTTGTTGACCAGACCTCTTTAACTGCCAAATCTAGAAAATGGTTGCTTGAACATGTGCATGGCTATGAACACGCTAATTTGGTTTGGATAGATGAGGAACTTGAAACTTGTCTTGAAAGAAACGAAAAACGGCGTGGAACTAAAGCTTATGTTCCTAGAGAATCTGTTGTTCGTATGTATTCTCAGTTTGTAATACCTTCTCTTAATGAAGGATTTTATAGAATTTATCGTTACAATAGCAAAGAAAATAGAATGACATATAAAGGCAAAAATTTTTAAAAATTTTTGGACAAAATTGTGATACCGTATCATGAGATTTTTTATAATAAGTAGAAAGAAAAATCTTAATACGGAGGATAAATATATGAAAGAAATCTATAAAATCACATGTCAGGCCACTGGACAAATATATATTGGAAAAACAGAAGTAGATATATAGTCTAGATGGAAACAGCACTGCAGAACAGCATATTTACCGTCTCATGGAGATTATAATTTTCCTTTTCATCGAGCTATCAGAAAATATGGTAAAGATAATTTTATTATTGAAATTATTGATACTGCGGAAACATCAGAAGAATTAAATAATAAAGAAAAATATTGGATTAATTATTACGATTCATATAATAATGGATATAATGCAAGCCTTGGTGGAGATGGCCATTTAAAATATAATTATGATGATATTGTTAATTTTTATTTACAAAATAATAATTCTTTAATCAAAACTTGTAAACATTTTCAAATCTATGACCAAGTTGTTTATATGGCTTTAAAAAGTAAGAATATAGATTATAAAAATTTACCAAAAAACTATAAAAATCGAAAAAATATAAAAAATAAAATCTATTGTGTTGAATTAAATAAAACTTTCAACACAATGAAAGAAGTAAATGATTTTTTTGGAAAAGATGTCCATGGAAATATTCGTCGATGTTTGAATGGGACAACCAAAAAAGCATATGGATATCATTGGGAGGAAATTAAAGAATGATATATTTTAGTTCAGATCTGCATCTAAATCATGCAAAAGATTTTATATATAAACCACGAGGTTTTGATAATATTTTTACAATGAACAAAACAATTATTAAAAATTTTAATCAAATAATAACTTATGATGATGATTTATATCTTCTTGGTGATACCTTCCTTGGAGATTTATCTACAGGGATTAGCCTCTTTAATCAACTTCCTGGTAAAATTCATTTGATTTGGGGAAATCATTGCACAGATAATAGAAAAATGGCTATGTCACAATGCCATAATGTAGTAGAAGTTGTTGGTTTTGCAGGGATGCTCCATTACCATAAATATCATTTTTATCTTAGTCATTTTCCTACTCTTACAACTAATTTTGATGATTATCAAAAGCCATTAAAGCAAAGGACTCTTTGTCTTGCAGGCCACACACATTCTAAAGAAAAATTTGAAAATTGTGGTTCATACAATGTCGCAGTAGATGCACATAATTGTTATCCCGTTAGTATTGATAAAATTATTCAAGATTTTAATGAATATATAAAAAATTGATAAATAAGGTCGAAAATAAATAATTATATAAAGATAATTTTAATATTCCTTAGAAACATTCTAAGGAATATTTTTTTTATTTTCTAGGAGGTAGAAAAATGAAAATAGATAATAAGGTATATGACATTCTTAAATGGGTTGCTTTAATTGTCTTACCAGCGGTTGCTACTTTATATGGTGCTTTAGCTCCAACATGGGGATGGCCTTTCGCAGAAGAAATTGTATATACAATTACCGCAGTAGACACATTCTTAGGAACTCTTCTTGGAATTAGTAACTTATCTTATAAAAATGAACATAAGGAGTAATTAAAATGACTGAAAAAGAATGGGTGGAATTAATTGCTCCATATGCAATTAATGCACAAAAAAAGTTTGGATATTTAGCATCTGTATTAATTGCTCAAACCATTCAATAGACAGGATATGGTCAAACAGATCTTGCACAACCAGGTAGATATAATATTTTAGGAATGAAAAAAGAATTATTAAATGATACGTGGCGTTCTGACTATTGGCACGGAGGGCAATTCACAAAAATCACTCCAGAATGGACAGAAGACGGCGTTTAGTATTATAAACCCGATACTTTTAGAACATATAATAATTATCAAGATTGTTTATATGATTATTGTGAATTTATGCGAGATGCAAAATTATCTAATAATGAATATAAATACAGAGATGTATTAGGCACAACAGACCCTGAATCTTTAATTTATCAAGTCCGCACTCGCGGGTATTGCACTGATCCCACATATGATAAATCTATTATGGCACATATTCAAAAATGGGATTTAACTAAATATGATAATATAGATGATGATTTTAATGGTATTTATATTCAAATCTAATAAAAAAGGAGGCTAATAATGTCATTAAGAGATCGATTAGCAAAATTAGGCATTGACCTCCACGATATAATTGCTGAAAATGAATATCAAGTTCCTGAACATAATGCAAATTCACATTAGTATTTTGCAATTCATTATCTGGGGGTAAATGGCGAAAATCCATACCTATATGGCGGCGGGTATGGTGGTACATTTTATGTATCCAAAACTGGATAGGTTTATCAAGCCGCAAAAGTAACTGATAAATTATGGCACGTAGGCGCATCTAGTGGATTCTCTTATATACATCCAGATGCAAGAAATAATAACACAATAGGAGTTGAATGTGCTACTTATACTGCTTCTGGTCGTAATAATGATGATGAAACATGGTATTTTACAGAAGCAACTCAAGAAGCAGCTGCAAAATTGGCGGCATGCGTTGCTCTTGAGTATAATATTCCTCTCGATCATATTTTACGACATGGAGACATTACAACAAAGAACTGTCCTTCCCCGCTTAAACGAGATCAAGGTTTAGGAAGTAATTGGACTTGGGATAAATTCAAACAAAAAGTACAATTCTATATGGGCGGCGGAATAGACGATAATTTCAACGGAATTTATTTAGAGGTAGGTGACTAAAATGATTACACAAGCACAACTTGATTCAGCCGTTAGAGAGGCTTATAATCATGCTCATAATTATTGTCACTATGCTCCTACTGATCGTTCTTTTCCAGTAGGGAATGATGGAAAGATGGACTGTACTGGACTTATGTTACGAACACTATATATTTTAGGATTGGTTCATGAGCCCTTAAATTGTGATCAGGCGGACGCACTCATGAGAGAACTCGATTTCGTGAAGAGTACGGATCCGACAGACATATACCGGCATCACGGCTTTGTACAATGGTGCGAGCCGCATAACGTTGGTACAGAACATGTCAACCACACATACTATTCTCTGGGCGGAGACGGTCAGACGATCTCCAAATATGACACAGGTTCAGACACCCGTATTGATGCGGCACAGCCATTTATTGGCGTCCCCGCAGATGAATGGGGCGGAAGACTGGTCTTTAAATATATGTGGTATCC